GGTGCTCACCCTACTATAAGTAGGAGCCTGGTCATTTCATTAGTGACTGGCTTGCCCAAGTCTAGAACACTCGTAAGAGGTACTAGCAACTAACGATCAAATTCGTCGTCATCTGAGCGCTCATCATCGTCAAGCCATTTGGTCTCGAGTTGGGTCCTAAGCGCTGCAAGGCGTTGTTGGACTTTACTCTTGACTTGTACTTGTGGACTACATACCACAGGTCTGGTTTCGGCGTGAGCCTCTGCCGTTCCATTAGCGGTATGAGGACGATGACTTAGAAGGATTTCGGGAGTATCTGAGGACATGTCAACTAAAATGGTAGTATCAATGCCTTTTACAACAGTCTTGCTCTCTACCAGAGGGCCCACTGTGTAGGTTTCGATCTTACTAAGAGTCTTATCGACTTGCTTAGCTTGATTTAGTTCCGAAGTAGGTCTTGAATAAGAGGCCTTCCTGAAGTCCCATTCTTTCTTGATCGGTAATTCTACTGACGTAGACTGATCGGTGCTGATTGCGCCAAGGGTTCCGTACTCTGACTGTGTATTCACAGCTTCATACTTCACCTTGACATTAGGCTGAGCTTCATTGCCGCCGAACTTAGGGTATGCTGAAGATGCACACGATGTTGACAACTCTTTAGCTTGAGGCATCGCCCCTAATCGCTCCCTCTCCTGTTCAGCTCTCAAATAGAGCGTTTGCAGGGTGACCTTCTCTTGGTCACGGGAGGCCGGTTTGATGGCTTCGATCAGCGTGTTTACCCCAATACGTTCCATTAGCGTAGCGGGGCTAGTTGAGTTAGAAAACTTAATGGTGTTAAAACCATCAAGGTAGTACTTAGATTGGTGATCATGAAGATCTTTAACCCACCTAGGTACTCTGGGGTGCAGTCCGGACGTTGTAAATTTCTCGACGTTCTGGAGAGATCCATCCAATTCTGAGATGAATCGGGGTTTCAAAGGGTAACAAGTCGACCTGGTAATCAGGTGGCTGCAGAATTCTGCATACCGATCGGACTCCATAGTCTTATCGTTATTGATCTTACCGTTAAATCCGGTAACCCTTTCCATGTACGCTTGCGCGTATTTGGTCTCGATGATGAGGTCATCTCCCACACAGGCAAAATGCCCAGTGGTGAAACCACCTCTTCCATCAACTGCACGTATTGCACTCTTTGCGAAAGAAGCATTCATGATACTGAGGATCGGAAAGGAAGGTCGTAAGCCTAAAGGCTGACCGACAGTCCAACCGATTTCATTACCCGTTATGCCACAGAGGTCAGCTATATGACCTGGAATCGTCCAGTTGCAAGCCGACGTGTCCTCGAAAAGCTCGAGGCTCCGCGAAAGTAAGCGAAACTGATCAGGTTCCGCATAGACAACGGAGAAGAATTCGTGGAGGAACTTGCGATAGTCTAAGCGATCAGTCGCTGATGACATATCGAAGCTACTAAGGGATATTCCCTGACGTAACTTATCCTGAGCCCACTTCATTCCCTCATCTTGATTCATGACATAGTACCCGTCCTGGCCATAAAAGGCCTCAGACAGAACCTCGCCCAATGGTTTGTTAACATACTGAACCAACCGGTTAGGGTTAGCTACTGTACGCAACTTTCCACCTGGCTGCTCCAAGAAACCAATGTTTCCAACGGAGTGCATAAATCCAAGGTTAGCATTTTTATATGCCCTTGTTGCTAGGTAGTGCTCATCATCCACAAAGGATGACCCCATTTCTGCTTCGTCTTGCAGTGAAAAACTGCTAAGCTTAGCATCAATGATCTGACTCAACGAATCAACCAGTTCTTCTGGACAGTCGACGCCTTCCCCCATTCGGGTTGGTGCGTCTATATCCTTCAGAAATTGCCAGACAAAAAGTGGTGCCGTGCTCACGGAAAAACCGTAAGCGCTAAGGAGTGACAAAGGTTCCTTTTGACAGGTAGCTTTATCGACCTTTACGGTCATGAACTTACCAGATCCTGGAATATTTGTTCCGGAAATATCCGTCACATTAAACCATTCACGGTTCGCCCATTTGCGTTCCAGTTGCTCCTCAAGGTCAATGCATAAGCCACGACCGGCTCTAAAGCCTAAGTGACAATCAGCATTGGACTTGTTTTCGCATCTGACACCCTCCAACCATTTGAGTAGCTGCTTCTCGGTAGGTACAGCCAATTCGACTGACTTCTTCAAAGCTCCTACAGCGGCGAAGAACGCCTTATCAGACAGCCCCCAAAGTTGGGAACCAATCGGATCTGCAGGGGTTTTACTACCCTCACGGCTCTTGTACGCATGCCATTCCGGATGATAAGATGTATCACCTTTCATGTGCATCTTTCTCCAATCGGTAAGATCGGATAAGCGGCCAAGCAGAAATTCTGGCCCGGAGCTTCGAATTTGAATCGCTATTGCGTTCTCAATTTGATGTTCCTTCCTTGGATCTAGGCCAATCGACTGTAATGATTTGCAGACTGCGGTTTGTACTGTGGTATAATCCATAGTATCACCATCCTTTCGTTAGAAATGTATGGTGCCCGGGCTGTAGTCAAACAGCACGCTGGACTTTCACTTTAGGAAGTCCACCAGATTGATGATCGAATAGGTC